GTTCTCATCCCCATCGGTCGAGGAGCCTACGGGAGCGTTTACCTCGCTGAGGATTCCGCCGGACGACGCGTGGCCCTCAAGGTTGTGACCCCACAGGTGGAACTCTCGGACAAGATGCTGCAGCGCGAGTTGGCCGAGCATCGGACCTATCGGGAGGCGCAGCAGGCAGCGGTGCGCAACCTTGAGGAACGGCTGGCCGACGCCCGCTCCGCGCTGGCGGTGGTGACCGTCAAGCGCGACGTTCTCGTGTTGCAGACGGAAATGCAGCGGCGTGAGCTTGACAGGCTGAAGGCCACGCTGGCGGGGGCCGCTGTCCGAGACCCGAAGACGGGCCGATACGGGAGGGCGACCCATGTCTGAAGCCGAGCACGCGAGGATGAGCCCATCCGGCGCGCACCGCTGGATGCGCTGCCCGGCGTCCCTGCTCCTTGAGCAGACGCTGCCCGACACCAGCAGCAAGTACGCCGACGAGGGCACCCGCGCCCACGCGATGGCGGCGTCGGTGCTGGAGGGCATCGAGGACATCGGCCCCCGAGACGACATCTCGATGGCCGAGTACATCGCCGATTATGCCAAGCTGGTGCGCGAGTACGCCGAGGGCGGCACGCTGCTGGTCGAGCAGCGGGTCGAGTTCTCGAAGTGGATCGACGTGCCCCACAGCTTTGGCACGGCGGACGCGGTGATCATTCACCCCGACCGGCTGACGATCATCGACCTCAAGTACGGCATGGGGGTCAAGGTAGACGCGCTGGAGAATGAGCAGCTCATGCTCTACGCGCTGGGGTGTTTACACGAGTTCGACTGGGCGGGGACGTTTACGCACGTCGTTATGGTCATCCACATGCCGCGCCTCAACTACGTCGGCGAGTACGTCGCCACGGTCGAGGAGCTGACGGCATTTGCCGAGCGCGCCAAGACCGCCGCCGCGTTGGCGCTTACCCCCAACGCACCCTATGAACCGGGGGAAAAGCAGTGCCGCTTCTGCAAGGCCAAGGCGACCTGCCCCGCCCTGCGCGAGGAGGTGCTGACGACGCTCGGTGCCGCTACGGCCAGCGACTTTGACGACGTGACGGCCACGACACCGGACGCCTCCGACGGCCTCGCCAAGGCCATGAGCAAGGTCGAACTGGTCGAGGGCTGGTGCAAGGCCATCCGCGCCGAGGTCGAGCGCAGGCTGACGGCCAATGAGGACGTGCCCGGCTACAAGCTGGTCGAGGGCCGTCTGGGCGCGCGTAAGTGGCGCGACGCCGAGGCCGTCGAGGAGACGTTCAAGGCGTGGCGACTGCGCAAGGATGAGATGTACGATTTGAGCTTGATCTCACCCACGAAGGCGCAGAAACTACTTGAACATAACGAGGGCCGCTGGTCGAAGCTGCAGGAGCAGATCGACCGCTCGCCCGGTAAACCATCGGTGGCCACGGCCACAGATCGGCGACCGGCTATCTCGGTCACCGCAACTGCCGAAGACTTCGGCTAACGTGCAAATGAGGAACTGCGAATATGAAAATGACAATCAAGAATGTTCGGGTGGCCTTCCCGGCGATCTTTCAACCCCAGTCGGTCGGTGATGGCGAGCCTGCCTACGGTGCTAAGTTCATTGTGCCGACGGATCATCCGCAAGTCGCCGACATCCGCAAAGCCATCGCAAGCGTCGCTACCACGCAGTGGAACGACAAGGCGGCGTCCGTTCTGAAGCTGCTTCAGGCCGACAAGAAGGTGGCGTGGGTCGAGGGCGAGTACATCAACAAGAACGGCGAGCCCTACGACGGGTTCGAGGGGACGTTTCACATCTCCAGCCGCTCGGCCAAGACCAAGCCGACCGCCTTCGATCTCGCCAACCGCCCCGTCACCGAGGCAGACGGTCTGATCTACAGCGGCTCGTATGTGGACGCGGCTATCGAGTTCTATGCGCAAGACAACAAGTGGGGTCGGCGCATCAACTGCGGTCTGCGGGGTGTTCGCTTTGCCGGTCACGGTGAGAGCTTCGGTGGCGGTGCTGCCGCGTCGGCGGACGACTTCGGGGCTCCTTCCACCCTCGAAGACGACTTCGTCTGATGCCGGACGTTGGCCACAACGGCCCGCCCATTGCCAGCGACCAACTCCGCTCGATCATTGAGCGGGTTGAGACGCTGGAGGACGAGAAGGCCGTCGCCGCCGAGTACATCAATGAGGTGTACGCGGAGGCCAAGAGTAACGGCTTCGACACCAAGTCGCTCCGCAAACTGGTCTCCCTTCGCAAGAAGGACCGCACCAAACTGCTGGAAGACAAGGCTATGTTGGAGCTGTACGCTGCCGCCCTTGGCTGCCTAGACCTCGTCTAGGTAGCCCGCGCGCCCCCCGCTTAGAAGTCAGGTCTCCGGGCGGGGGGCGTTGCAACCTCAAGGCCCCTTACATGACCACTCTTTTTCTCGATTTGGAGACGTACTGTGCCGTGCCTATTGCGCATGGCACGCACGCCTACGCCGAGCAGGCCGAGGTAATGCTGATCGCGCTGGCCGTGGACGACGCGCCGGTCGAGGTGTGGGACCGCACCGAAGGCTCTGACGAAGACCTGCTGGGCCAACTGCAGAAGGCCATCGACGCCGCCGACAAGATCGTCATCCACAACAGCGCCTTCGACCGGACAGTCCTGCGTTGGCAGGGTGTAAACGTGCCGGTGGAGAAGGTTCACGACACGATGGTACAGGCGCTGGCGCACAGCCTGCCTGCCGCGCTGGGCCACCTCTGCGACGTGCTGGAGGTGCCGACGAACAAGGCTAAGGACAAGGACGGTAGCCGCCTCATCCACCTGTTCACGAAGCCGCTAGGCCGGAACCGGACGCTGGACCGCGCCACCTTCGACACCCACCCCTCGGACTGGGTAATGTTCATGGAGTACGCGCGCCTCGACGTGGAGGCCATGCGCGAGGTCTACAGCCGCCTGCCGATCTGGAACTATCGGGGCCGAGAGCTAGAGATGTGGCGGCTCGACCAGACGATCAATGACCGGGGCATCGCGGTTGACCGCGAACTGGCCGAGGTGGCGCAGCGCGCCGCGCAGAGGGCGTTTAAACGTCTCGCGCAGGAAGCTACCGCGCTGACGGGTGGGGCCGTGACCAACACCAGCCAGCGCGGCAAGACCCTCGACCACCTGCGGCAACTTGGGCTTGAGACTGAAGACCTTCGAGGAGGCACAATCGACAAGCTGCTACTGCGGGACGATCTAACCTCCGACATCCGCGCACTGCTGGAGAACCGGGCGCAGGCGTCGGCGACGAGCCCAGCTAAATACCGCACTCTTTCTAACGCAGCGTCAAGTGATGGACGTCTCCGAGGCACTTTACAGTTCTGCGGTGCCAGCCGCACGGGCCGCTGGGGCGGGCGCACATTCCAGCCCCAGAACCTGCCGCGCCCGACGATGAAGCACGCTGAGATCGAGGCGGGCATTGCCGCCATGAAGGCGGACATCGAGGACATGCTGTTCGATAACGTCGTGGAACTCTGCACGTCCGCCGTGCGCGGCTGTCTCGTAGCGGCACCCGGCAAGAAGCTGGTGATCGCCGACTTGTCCAACATCGAGGGGCGCATGCTGGCGTTCTTGGCGGGCGAGCAGTGGAAGCTGGACGCCTTTGCTGACTTTGACCGGGGCATCGGCCCCGACCTCTACAAGCTGGCCTACGCGAAGGCGTTTAACAAGAAGTCCGAGGACGTGACCAAGGACGAGCGCCAGATCGGAAAAATAATGGAGCTTTCATTGGGCTATCAGGGCGGCCTCAACGCCTTTGTCAAGATGGCCGGGCTCTACGGCATCGAGCTGCCCGAGTGGCGCGTCCATGAGCTGGTGCGGGCGTGGCGCACGGCGCACTCCGCCACGAAGGACTTCTGGAAGTTGACGGAGGAGGCCGCGCGCCGGGCGGTCGCGACGCCGGGCAAGGCGTACACGGCAGGCAAGCTGGTCTTCCGCGCCGACGGGACGTGGCTGCGGGCGGGCCTGCCGTCGGGCCGCTACCTCTGTTACCCCAACGCCTTTATCGACGATGCAGGCAAGCTGTCCTACGAGGGCGTCGACCAGTACACCCGCCAGTGGACCCGGCTGAGCACATATTCTGGAAAGCTGGTCGAGAACGCGACGCAGGCCGCTGCGCGGGACATCCTGACCTGCGGCATGCGCAACGCCGAGGCGGCGGGCTACCCCATCGTCCTGCACGTCCACGATGAACTGCTGTGCGAGACGCCAGACAGCCCCGAGTACACGCACGAGGGTCTGGCCAAGCTGATGTCTACCGGTCCACAGTGGGCCGTGGGCCTGCCCCTCGCGGCGGCGGGCTTTGAAACCAAACGCTACAGAAAAGGCTGAGTGATGAACGGCAAGACCGAACCCCCGCGCCCCTTTCCGATGGTGAGCTTGGACGAGGCGCACACGCATACGCACATCGGCCTCACTACGGAACGGTTCCCGCTTCCTGCTTTCGACGCTGAGATTTCAGCGCCCGTCTTGCACTTCACGTTTTCGAACGGCGACGGCGATGTCACCGTCCGCATGACCATCCGCAACGCCGAGGACTTTCTTGCGGCTGCGGGACGGTTCATCCGCGACAAAGGTATCGACTTCAATACGCGGTTTAACCTCAAACCGTGAGGAAGCGCATCACCCGGGTGGAGCGTAGCCATGACGCCTGAAGGCGAAATCCAAGCCTACCTGAAGAAGCGCGTCGAGGCGCTGGGTGGGCAATTTCGCAAGATGGAGTGGACCGGTCGCCGGGGTGCGCCCGACTGCCTGATCTGGTGGACGGGGCCGTTCTTCGCCTTTGTCGAGATCAAGGCCCCCAATGGGCGGCTGAGTACCCTGCAGACGCGGGAGCTGGAGCGCATGGCCGCCGCCGGGTTTATGGTCGCGGTCATCTGGTCAAAAGAAGACGCCGACGAGTTAGTTTTCATGTTGACGCAACCCGTAGGGTGCGTACAGTAACCGTCAACCAAGGGGGTGCAGCATGACCAAAGCGACCTACGATCCGCACGTGGACAAGATCGTGTTGGGCTGGCTGCTCCTGTCCGAAGAGGACGCCGTGTTGGCCTTGGACCTGATGGCGGAGGAGTTGACGTTGGGACTGCGGAGCGGGGAACGGAACCCCAAGCTCGGCAAGCAGTGCCTAGACATGCTGCTCGCCCTCAAAGCCCTCCAAAACGCAAAGAAGAAAAACAGTGATTGAATACCGGAGACCCACCATCGAGATGTACCGCGCCGCCGACATGGTGAAGGCGCGCGCGCAGGCCCTGACCACCATCTTCAACGGCCCGTACACGACGGCGGACATGCTGACGCAGGTGGACCACCTGACCCGAGAGCTGGAGCAGGCCTCCTGCACGCTCCGCACACTGGCGGCGTAACCATGCGACGGCGCGAAAATAGCTGGCCCGCCGAGATGATGCAGAAGGCCAAGGCCCTGTGGAAGGCGGGCACCGGCTCCACTGAAATCGGTAAACTGGTCGGCAAGAGCCGCTCCGCTGTCCTCAACATGATGACCCGGCAGGGCTTGCAGCGCAGCGACATTGCGAAGGGCATGCGCGCGCCCGTGCCGCCTGCGCCCCCGCCGCTCGTGCCGCGTCGCCCGCCCCAGCCCGTGCGTCAGGTGGCCGAGGAGCGTGTGCTCAAGGGCAGTACGCCGCGCCCGTGGGAGACCCGCGTCTTTGGCGAGTGCGCCTTTCCTCTGATAGTCGGGGGCGTAACCTGCTCCTGTTGTCTGCCGGTTACGCCTGAGAAGTTGTACTGTGAGACGCACCACAAGGTCATGCACGTGTCCGCGCCGTCTTTCGGGTCGCGAAGGCGGCGGGTCGCATGACCGCGTACTACAACGAAATCGACCCCTACGCCGCTCAGTGGCTGCGTAACCTGATCGCCGCCGGTCACATCGCCTCCGGCGACGTGGACGAGCGCAGCATAGAGGACGTGAGCCCAGATGACCTTCGAGCCTACACCCAGTGCCACTTCTTTGCCGGGATCGGTGTTTGGTCCCGCGCCCTGCGCCTCGCCGGATGGCCCGACAGCCGACCCGTCTGGACCGGCTCCTGCCCCTGCCAACCTTTCAGCGCGGCAGGCAAAGGCGGCGGGTTCGATGACGAGCGGCACCTCTGGCCCGCTTTCCACCACCTCATCAGCCAGCGCCGCCCTCCAGTCGTCTTTGGCGAGCAAGTTGCAAGCAAGGACGGCCTCGCTTGGCTCGACCTTGTACAAGCTGACTTGGAAGGAGCGGACTACGCCAGCGGGGCGGTCGATCTCTGCGCTGCGGGCGTCGGTGCGCCGCATATCAGACCGCGACTGTATTGGGTGGCCGACACCGCTCGCTCATTCGGGCAGCGGAGGCCGAACACCAGCGGACCTGATGGCGGCCACACGGCCCAGCGGAACGAAGGTGCAAGTGACCATCAACCACGCGGCGGCGTTGGCAGGCTGGGGAACGCCCTTGACGAACCACGCGAACGGAACGCCGGAGGCGTTCTTGGAGCGGAAACGCAGGAGCATGGCACGAGGTTCGCAGTCGATGGGTATCTGTCTGTCGGACTTGAATATGCAGGTGAAGGCGTGGGCGGGCTGGCGAACACCAACGGCTCAAAGTCCGAACAGTTTACGGGGGCGCGGACAGGACCCGGCCAAACGTCAGGCCCAAGGGCACACCATCAACTTGACAGACGAGGTGAACTGGGTGCGGGACAACCCGCAGGCAGCCCGACTAACGGCCAGTGGCGAGATGCTGACTGGCTCTTCTGCCGGGATGGAAAGTGGAGGCCAGTTGAACCCGGCACATTCCCGTTGGCTCATGGGGCTACCGCAAGAGTGGGACGACTGCGCGCCTACGGCAATGCCATCGTCCCGCAAGTCGCGGCAGAAGTGATCCGCGCCTACATGTGGACGCACGCCGAGGTCGTCATGGCAGAGATGACATGACCGCGATGTTTAAACCCCACGACTACCAGCTCGACATCATCAAGTTCATTCAGGACACGCCCCGGTGCGCGGTCTGGGCGGGCATGGGGACGGGCAAGACCGCCTCGACCCTGACGGCGCTCGATCACCTGTCGCAGGTCGAGGACGTCTTCCCCGTGCTGGTGCTGGCCCCGCTGCGGGTGGCGCGCACGACGTGGCCGGACGAGATCGCCAAGTGGGCCAACCTGCGGCACCTGCGGGTCAGCGTCGTCACCGGCAACGTCAAGGAGCGCGAGCGCGCCCTGCGCGTCCCCGCCGACGTGTACACGGCCAACTACGAGCAGCTCCAGTGGCTGGTCAGCGAGCACCTCGACAACTGGCCGTTCAAGACGGTCGTCGCCGACGAGTTCACGCGCCTCAAGAGCTTCCGCCTGCGCAAGGGCTCGACCCGCGCCAAGGCCCTGTCGCGCGTGGCGCACACCGACGTCAGCCGGTTCATCGGCCTGACCGGCACGCCGTCGCCGAATGGTTTAAACGACCTCTGGGGCCAGACGTGGTTCATCGACAAGGGACAGCGGCTGGGCCACACGTTCGGGGCCTTCGAGGCGCGCTGGTTTACCAAGGGCTGGGACGGCTACAGCCTGCAGCCCACTAAGTCGGCGCAACAGGAGATCGAGGGCAGGCTGCGCGACGTGTGCCTGACGGTCACCGGCCTGCCGGTAGACGCGCCCATCGTCAACAACATCCAGATCGACTTGCCTCGCGACGCCCGCGCCATCTACGACGAGATGGAGAAGGAGATGTTCGCCGAGATCGAGGAGTTCGGGGTCGAGGCCGTCAATGCGGCGGTCAAGACCATGAAGCTCCTGCAGTTGGCAAACGGCGCGTGTATTGTTGATGACGCGCACAACTGGCGCGAGGTCCACAGGGCCAAGATCGAGGCGCTGGAGAGCGTGATCGAGGAGGCGAGCGGGGCTCCGGTGCTGGTCGCCTACCACTTCAAGAGCGACCTCGTTCGGCTGCAGGAGGCGTTCCCCAAGGCCCGCGTGCTCGACGCCAAGCCGCAGACGATCCACGACTGGAACGCGGGCAAAATACCCATCCTGCTGGCGCATCCCGCGTCCGCCGGACATGGCCTAAACCTCGCGCAGGGCGGCAACATCCTGTGCTTCTTCAGTGTGAACTGGAACCTCGAAGAGCACATGCAGATCATCGAGCGCGTCGGCCCAATGCGGCAGAAGCAGGCGGGTCTCGACCGGCCCGTCTTCCTGCATCACATCGTGGCGCGCGACACCGTAGACGCCATGATCCTAGAGCGGCTCAAGACCAAGAGATCAGTGCAGGACATCCTGCTTGAGAACCTGAAACGGAGAAAGAAATGACCAAAGAAGTAAGCAACGCAATGGTTGCGCCCGACAAGCGCAGGTGGCCGACGGTTGTAGCTCGCAGAGAGGGCGATCAAGCACTGATCGACTGCCCCCACTGCGGCGAGGAACACGTCCATGGGTGGGGCGAGGGGCACCGCGTCTCTCATTGCAACGTTGGCGTCCCCGGTAGGGAGCTGGACTATTATCTGGACTGCGGTGGCGACGACGGGGACGACTGGAAGTTAGCCTTGAAATAGGCAAAGAAAAGCCCCCGGCGGTTAGGCCGGGGGCTCCAGTCTTAACGCCCGCGCTTGTAGGGCGGAACGGTGGTTTCTACGAGCTTCAGGCGCGGAACCTCCTCATCAGTGCCTTCGACAAAGACGCCGCGACCGGTAGCGTACCAGCCTTCGCAGCCAGTGATATCGAAGACATTGTAGAGGCCCTCCATGCCGATCTGCGCACGTTCGCGCAGGGAGGGCTTGTAGGCTTTCAGAGCCGTCCGCACCGCGAGGTTGGGCTTCTTGCTCGGCTCGGCCATCAGGGGTACGCCGCTTTTAACTCTTCGAGGTCGGCCTCCTCGATTGGCGCACGAACGGCCATCTCAGAAGAAAGTTGCGTAGTACCTCCGCGCAGCGCCGCGCGTTGCAAGTTTCGAACGCGGTCGGCAACGGCGCGCGCTTTTCCGCCTTGCTTCGATAGCGTGGTGATCGTCTCGTTGATGAGCTTCGGGTCTTGTTGGAGAAGGAGCGGTAGCAGCTCGTTGTTGAGCGCCTCGTTTCGCGCCAGCGAACCTACGTTGATCGCCTCCTGCGCCAGACGACCCGCCCAAGACATGGCGTTGTTGAGCATGCCCGGCGTGCGATAACCCTCTTGCTCTTCAAGGGTCACGCGCGGTCCGCCTTTGGGCACCTCTTTAGCGAGCAGACCGAGTTGCTTCTCCTGCGCAACGCGCTCTTTCAAGTCTCCCACGCGGACGGCGGAAGGCGAAGGCCCGACAACCGCCTCGCCATAGGGCACGACCTCTTTTCCGATAAAGAAACTTTGCAGTCGGTCGCGCTGAAGCGGAGTGTTCAGCACCACTTTTGTGGGATCGCCCCCTTCCGGCACCGCACGAACGTCATCCGTGAACTTCCGGGCGGCTCCCATGCGAGCCAGCTCTTGCTCCATTGGCGACATTTTTCCAATCTCAGCCGCAATGCGCTCGGGCGAAGCGTCAGGGTCGTTTTTACCTTTTGTTAGGATTTCTCGGCCAAAACGCAACGCGTCGCGCATGCGCTCGCGTCCGCGCCAAATGCCACGTGCCTCGCCAAACGCAGGTTCCAGCGTGTCCAGTTCGTCAAGCATCTGCTTGCGCAAGTCCATCAGGCCCTGCCCTTTAGCGTTGAACTTGCCTTCAAGGTTTGTGTAGCCCTCGGCGCTTTCGCGGAGTGCCCGACTGATATAGTCCCACGTTTTCATTGTCGGCGAGTTTACGCCGGTGATGTTGCCTTGGCTGTCGACGATGAACCCGAGTTTCGTGGCGTCCTCTCCGGCATCTCCTGCGATCCGGGCGGCGTCTTTTAGGGCGTCACGAACGCTGGGCCGCTTCAGCAAATCTCCGAGGGTGTCGGTGTAGGCCAGCGTGCGTTCGTAAGCCTCCTTGTAAAGCGGCTCTACGGCTTCGGCGGACTTAGCAACGATCAAATCGTCCGCTTCGTAAATGTTCGGATTAGACGAGACAAACTCTTGGATGTCCTGTTCTAAACGCGGACCGGCCTGTTCGGCGCGTTGCGTCACCGCTTCCACGCCAGCGCGCTGCGCCTCACCCGAGCTTCGTAGCGCCACGCCTGCACGGCTGCGAACCGCTGTTCCGACATCGGCCAACGTAACGGGTTTATCGCCGAAAGAGGAAAGCACGTCTTCTAAGGCGGTTTTGCCTTCTGGCGTCGTGAGGTCGTATCCGTCGCGTTTGAGACGCCCAACAACTATCTCAAGGGCGGCACCCGGCGACGCGGTTCCGATTGCCGCGTTCCAATAGCTGCGGATCAGCGGCGCGGCAGCACTTATGGTGGCAAAAGCACCGCCGAGCACCGCACCGGTAACCGCGCCCTGTTGTGCGCCAGCAAGGCGGTTGTCAGCGGACCCCTCGCCCGCAGCAAAACCGGACACACCGCCTTGGAGAGCACCAATCCCAACAGGGGTTGCGGCTGCGCGCCGCACAACGCGCGCTGTTTGCGCCATGCCGCGAGCGACCATAGGCGCAAGCGCCGTCTTTGCCGCGTTGATGCCGAGTGCCGTTCCGGCAGCTCCGGTAACCTTGGCAACGGGAACGAAAGCTCCGGCCACTCCCCCCACCAACTGCGCGGCGGTGCGAAGCCCCGGGTTCAGCTCTTCGTCCGTGCGAATGGCCTTGCGTTCGATGCCTACGTTCTTGGCGTATGCCGCTTTAACCGCGTCAGCAAGTGGCCGTCCGTTAGCGAGCTCTTCGTAGACGGACGTAACATCGCGGTTGGTGATCTTGTCGAGTGGCAGGAAGGTGTTCAGAGCGGCAAAGATTTCGTCATCCGCGTTCATAGCTAGCCCGCTCGTAACGCCGCGCGATGCTGCGCCTATCACTTGCGCCGTGCGATCAAGCAGAGACGGCGCGCGCGGCTGCGCTGGAACGGTCCTCGGTGTTGCAGGTGTCGTCGCCTTGGGGTGCTGACGGAGCACTTGCTGCCGCACTTGCGCCTGCGTTGCGCCGGGAGGACCGTCAATCTCGTAAGTGATCCCATCAGGCGCAGTATAAGCGTACTTTGGCATCCCGTTACTCCTTGGGCTTGGGGTTGGCCTGTCCCCATTCTTCACTTTGCAGCGCGGATTTCGCGCGATCCATGAAGAACTGCTGCCACGGTACGCGGTTCGTGTTTAGCTGGGCAAGGCCCGTAGCCTTGTTGATAACCGGGCTCCCTCGGCTATTTTTAGCGTAGACCGGGTTCGCGGTGTTATACATGCGCCACAACGTGGTGAGGCCATAAATGGTGCCGTTCTGCGAAATAAACGCCTCTCGAAACGTCTGATAGTCCTCCGTCCGACGCGCTATCTCCTTGGCCCGCTGCGCCCACTCCATATTAAAGCGTTTTGGTTTGTCGAGGCCCGGCGACGCCTTGTTGTATTGCGTGGCGTCGTAGTTGGAGATGATGTCGCCCGGCACGCGCAGCTCGCGCTTGGCCGCGACTTTTGCGGCTTCAACCTTGGCAGCGTTCGGGTCGACAGACGTGCGCAGTATGCCGACGCCGGGGATCAAGCTGAGCGGGCCACCGGTTTGGATGCCGCTGTCGTAGGCATCCATAACGCCCTGCGCAAGGTCCGACAGATCGCGAACTTTCTGCAGCTCTTCGTCTTGTTTGGCGGTGTACGCCAGCGCGCCCTGTTGTCCGCGCCCCACGGCTGCTGCGTACTCTTTTGGGTCTGCGAGGTACCTTCTGTTCGGATCGTAGTCCACCGATAGGACAGGCAGCCCCGTGCGCGCTTGAAGTGCAAGGCGTCGTTGCGCCTCTGCTTTGTAGTCCGGGCCTTGGAGCCAGCGTTCTTGCTGCTTAATTTCCAAGCCTTTTAACGTGACATCGGCTTGAGCTTTAGCAGCCCCTGCCCGTGCCGTGTCCCTTTCAATGGGCATAAGCCCGAGCCTTGCCGTATCCAAGGCAATTTCTGCCTTGCGACTGGCTAAGCGGCTGTCCATCGGTGCCGGTGGGGTGTCAAAAGGATCAATAATTTCTGGCACTAGCGGCCTCCTTTGCCGTATTTGTTAGTCCAGAACTCCGTCAATTCCGCGTCCGTGGATCTCGGATTGGTGCTGCGGGCATCTGCCAAGAACTCTGCAAGCGTTGGCGGAGCTTGCGGTGGAGGCGCATACGGCTCGCCTGCAGCAGTGGCAGCTTTGCTAGCATTATAATACACTGTCTCGGCGTTTACCGCTTTTGAGTACATTAAGTTTTCAGCTTGAATTTGTTCTATGGTCTTGTTCGGAAACAAGCGTCGCGCTGCCCCGAGACGAAACCGTGCCTCGTCCGAGGGCGTAATGCTGGGCGGCTTGTTAGCCCGCTGCGCCGCAATATCGGCACGGCCTTCCAGATCGGCTTGTGCAAGCTCGTACCTGAGCACTAGCGCACCTTGTTCTTGTTCGGCCTTGCGCTTCTCAGCGTTATAACCGGTCATGGCCTCGCCGACGTTGCTCAGTGTCTGGCCAAAGCGTCCACCCGAGGTCGTGGGCTTTGCCAGTGCCGACGAGATGGCCCACCACTTGTCGCTTTCGCTGGGGCCAACGCGCTGAGCTTGCAGACGCTTTAAAATTTGCGCCAACCTGTCAGCAGCGCGCGGCGATGCGACAACCTCTTCCTCCTCGACCGTGACCTCGGGGTCTTCGTCCGTTTGGCCCGTGGCCAAGGCGAGGCCGCCTGTTTGATATCGGCGGATGTTCTGAAGTGTGGTCACGAAAGGAACCCCGCTGCCTTGGCTGCTGCAATTACCGACAGCGCGGTGTTTAACGCGCTTGTGCTTTTACTTAAGGCGTCTGCGTCTGCGGGACCGATGGCGTTCTCCAGCGTGGCCTTTGGCACCCCTCCGGCAACGCCCTGAAGCGCGCCCTGAAGCGCGTTGTTCTGCATCTGCGGGTACGCCTGCTGCCGCAGGAAGTCCTGATACTGCAGGTCGAGGTTCTTCTGAGCTTGGCCCTGCTGTTGGCCACCCGCCGCCTGAAGAGCGCCTGCGCCAGTGATGCCCATCGACTGCGCCAGCCCCGCAAGCTCCGCCTGTTGAGAGCCTTGGGCCAGTTGCTGCTGTCCCGCCGTGCTGTAGCCGGAGGCGATGTTCTGGCCAAGGGTGCCGAGGCGCGTCAGGTCGTTTGCCGCCGCGCCCAGAGAGCTGTTGTAGCCGCCCGCCAGCAGTTCGGCCTGCTTGGCCTGCGTGCTCTCGGCCACGTCGCGCAATGACCGGCCAATGGCCTCGGCCTGCCGCGAGCCGCCGTAACCGCCCGCCCTGACGAACTGGTCGCTGATCTGCGGCAGGAATTGCTCGCGCAGGGTCCGCGCGCCTAGCTCACCGACGCGGTTTACGACCTGCTCGGTGTAGGGGTTCATGTACTGACCGACCTGCGAGGCAGAGGTCTGCGCCGACGCGCCCATGTAGGGCTGCGCGGCGTAGAGGCCGAGATAGGGGTCGGTGGCCTGCGTGGTCTGCATCGCCTGCTGGAGACCCGGCTGGTAACTCGTGGCCGCTTGGCCCGCCTGCTCAAAGGCTTGTTGCTGCTGCGGTGCGAAGCTGGCGATACGCGGCTGGTTGTACTGCGTGTAGGGCTGATTGGAGATCGCCTGCTGATTGGACAGAATGTCCATCGCATAGTTGGTGTACCAATCCGGCAGGACGCTTTCCGTGGTCTTGGACGAGGGTGCCAGAACGACGTTTGAGGTTGTGGGCATTAGGATGCTCCCCCGGAAAGATACGCCTCTGGGCGCTTTGCGTTTACACTGAACTTGCCCCGCGCCAAGTCGCGGCCCTTGTGCTTGCGCACACTAACACGGAACTGATCGAGTTTCGCGGCCCCAGCCTTGCTTGAGCCGTCGCCCAGCAGCGCGACCGTCTCCGCGTCCATGACATACTCGCCGTCGCTTAGGACGGCGGGGATGCTGTCGCTGCGGCCCGTGCCTCTGCCCTGAACCGCAAACTCGCGCCTAGGGGAGGAGCCGTGGGCGTAGCCGTGGACTGCGCCACCGGCCTTGGCCCCCATCTTGCGTCCCTCTTTAGCGCCGTACCTAAGGTAGTGGCCGAGGGCAAAGTCTCGGGCCGTTATGGTGCCGTCACCGTCGGCGTCACCGTAGCCGTTAGGGTCTTTTGCCGCAGCGGCAGCCACGTCGGGATACAGGGCTAGGTAGGCGGAGAGGGAGGGCGTGCTGGGAACGCCAGCAGTCGCGGGGGTGGTCGTGGTCCCACCAGCAGTCGCGGGGAGGGTTGCGGTCGTGGGGGTGGTCCCACCAGAAGGCGTCACGCTGAAGTTGTCGCCCGGACGCGAGTTGGGTAGCGTGGGTGTTGAGCCCAAGACGCTGAACAGGCCACGGGGCGCACCGAGTTGAGCACTGAACCTCGCGCCCAGCGAGCCCCGCGTGCCGGGCGAGCCGGGCGTGCCCACGGTTAAACCGCCGGAGCCGGAGCCACCGGAACCGCCACCACCGCCGACCAGACCGGACACCGCGCCCGCCGCCACCAGTCCATACTGTATGGCGAGGAGGGGGTTAGCCGCGATCCAAGCCGGGAGCGTGCCTGCCTTGATGGCGTCAAGAAAGCTCTGGTTCTTAAGCGCCTCAACAGCCGTCGCGGCACCGGCTTCTGCCGTAGCTGGCGTTGTCAGGTCTTTTGTCGAGGGCTGCGTTGGTTTGAGGGTATCGGGAGGACCGGGATCGGTCGGGTTACTGGTAGATATGGGAGCGTCGAGGGCGTTCGCAAGCATTTGCGCGGTGGCGCCGGGGATTAGCCGTTTGAGAACCTCAAGGGTGATATTTGGGTTCTCAGCTACTGCTCGTCTTACCCCCGTTACAATTATGTCTTCCGAAACAAGGTTGGGACCCGTACCGCCTGCAAGGCTGGGGGTGCCGCTGCTGCCCGAAAAGGTGTCGGCCCCCGGCGGCGGCGATGTCTCCACACCCTCAGTCGGGGGGCGACCGGCTTTTACGTTTTGCGCAATCTGATTGACGGCAGTGTTGATAACCGCTTGCGACGCGCCCTGTGCGATAAGTTGGGCCACGACGCTCTTGGCAGCCGTGGTAACCGTTATCTCGGCGATTGTGTTTAGGCCGACGTTTGCGGCGGCAGTTACGCCGGTGCTCACAGCGGTGTTCACGGCGGCGCTAGTGGCGGTGTTTGCTGCGGTGTTTGCTGCGGCGTTTATGGCGGCATTTCCCGTAGCATTTGCAAGTGCCCCGGTCACGAACGGGGTGATTTTATCCGCGCCATAGGAGGTAGCCCCGGCCAGCGCGGCACGCAGCGCCGTTGATTTGAGACTGCGGCCTTGAGCAACGCTGGAGACAGTTGATCCGGCAGCGGCACCTAACGGACCAGCTATCATGCCACCGATTATTGGCAGAGCGATGTCGGCCAGCTTACCAAACAGGCTCTGCTTCTTCGGGTCGTACCGCTCGGAGGCTTGGGTGGTGTAGCCGCCCTGCTCGTTCTCCGCCTGTATCTGCCACGCGGCCTTGCGGCCTTTGTCCTGCGACATGGCGTTGGCGAGGGCGGTCGCCTGCTTGGCACCCTCCGGCCCGGTGCCCTCGAACACTATACTTCCGTCGATGGCATCGACCATGCGGATTTTCTGGCCGGGGGCGACCATGACCGTGCCCGCAAAGTCACCGTCATTGGTGTAGGTGACGTAGTGATCTGTGCCCGCCAGAACCATCTGCCCGGTGGCATTGTTCTTGTACGACGCGCCCGCCGCCACGAGCTGCGGCTCGCCCGTAGACAGCCTGCTGTAGTCGAACGCCGCTGCCGGTGTCGCCGTGATCGTCGGCACTTCCGGGGTCGTCAGGCCCTGCGGATTGAGGGTGACGCCGGGACCAATAGGCACAGCCCCCGTTGCGCCAGCCACGGTCAGGTTTGTTGGCGCTGCCGTGCCCGTCGCGTTAGCCACGGTTAGATTTGTCGGCGCTGCCGTGCCTGTTGCGCCCGCCACGGCCAAGGTGGGCGGGTTTTCACCCATGCCCTGCTCGTTGACCATGCCCGTCTTGTTGACGTTGAAGAGGTCGGCGGGCGAAGCCGTAGACGTGCGTGGCGGTCCCCTCGGTATAAAGTCGTCTACGGCCATGACGTTGGGATCAAAAGACGGGGGATTAGACGGAACAGAAAAATTCGGTAGTCCGGCGGTTGCGCCGAACGGCGAGCCCTGCTGGACAGCAAAGTTGTTGGCGGCAGTAGCCGAGGGCATCGAGGACTGAACAGCGAAGTCTGGGTCGATCATGTCTGCGCGAAGATCGGGGACGCTCGGCTTGATAGCTTGCGGCACCGGCAGCAGCTTTTCAATCGGCAGGTCTTGCTGGACAGCGAAGTTTGAAGCGGCATTTGCTGGAGCGGCAGTCGCCGGAGCGGCAGTTGCCGGAGCGGAAGGCTGGACAGCAAAGTTGTAGCCCTGCGCCGCAAGTTGCGCCGCGATCCGCTGGTCGAAGTCGGCGGGGAGTTGGATGTCCCCTACTGAAAAGCCGTCCATGTTAGCCTGCCTCTAGCATCGGGTACGCCCGCTGTGCCCACTCGCGCCAATCAGAGAACTGGTATGGATCGGGTACAAGCTGTTGCGTAAAGTTCGTCGTGCGAACGAAACTCATGGCCCAGTCTTGCCAACGCTCTTCGTCCATCAGTTTCCCGAAGGACCGAGCATCACCGATAGCTAATATAACGCTATCTGCCCAATCGCGTAAGGTCATATTGACTGGGTTGATCATCCGAGGGTCGTCCCGTCGCCGGGCTGGACGTGCGCAAAGACGTGGCCCATTTGATAGTCGCCCCCAATGACATTGCTCTCGAACCGGAAGCGCAACTGCCTGCGCTGCGTTTTGAAATAGAGCACCTGTTCTGTGGCCGTTGATGCGGTGTCCGCAAAGGTCACCGCATCTCCGCTCACCGTGTTGGCGCGGGCGTTTGCGTTCCCTTGGATTTGCAGGGTCATGTCGCCGGTCTGCACGAAATCCGGCTCGACCATCACCACCTGCAGAGAGCGGTTTGTGCCGTCCAAGAGCGGCAGCGCGATGTCGCCCGTCTCAAAATACGACTGGATAGGCTGCACGGCTTGGCCGTCCACCTCGTCCATACCGATCTCGTGGACCCACAACTTGTACCGGGAGACGTTGCTGTCCTCCGTCACGCGCAGGTTGCCTTCCTCGGTGATCCGCGCGTCCTCGGCCTCCGTTATGCGGTAGGAGGTGGCGGTTATGGACGGCACCGAGCCCGTCATCAGGGGGCGGCGGAACACCGTAGGGAACTGAGCCGCAGAGCGGCCCCCGTTGGCCAGCGCGGTGTCGTACCACGTGCCTTCGCGCACATTGTATATCACGGCGTGATCAGGCTCGGTCGCAGACCCCTTCGGGAAGCACCACCAGATTTCCCCGTACTTGGGAACCTTTAGGACAAACACCTTTTGGCGGCAGGAGTAGTTAAGATTGTCAAAGAAGAAGTTCAAATTGAACAGGTTAGGCACTTCGCGAACGACGCCGTTGAACATCAGGAAGCGGTCCACGCCGCACCAATAGAACACGCCGTCGTACTCAATGACCGTGTTCGCGCCGAGGATGGAGGTTTGCGCAGATATGGTGTCGAACTGAAACACTTCTGCGCCGCCGACAAAGGTGGCGCGGATCAGCGCATCCGCCGTCCAGAACAGCGCGGAGGGGGAGTTTCCCGCGCCGCCGCGCACCGCATAGCCCCGCACGACTTTCTGCGAGGCGGCGTTTACGGAGCCCGAGCCCGAGCCGACAAAGTCCGTAGGGTCGCCCGCCACGGAGAACGCGATGTAACCATTGTCCCCGTAGAAGAAGGTGTACGGCTGGACGGATACGATGCCGCCGGTGGCACTGCCGCCGGTCGGTAGCGTTATGGGCACCAGCGGCGTCGTGGCGAACAAGTCCCCGTAGTACAGCTCCCCGCCGGTGCTGTTGCAGATGCAATCCAGATTGGGCGCGACCTGCGCAATAAGGAGGGGCGACGGGATGCCGCCGGACAGCAGGGTGGCCACGTCGAACTGCCACATGTTGCCGTCGTCGACAGTGAGCCCGGCAGGCGTGCGGTCGACGATGATGCTCGTGTTGTTCGTGTTGTCTATGTAGAAGCGCTCGACCAAGCTGGATGACCCGGCGTGGACGTAAGTCAGGTTGTCCTGCGTGTACGCATTAAGCTCGCGCACGAGGCCCTGAAGAAACTTGTTAATGGAGCGATAGCCGCCGATCTTGCGCGGCAAGCCCCGCTGCCAGCGGACCCACTGCCCGTCGGTATAGCCGCCGCCCTCTAGGCGCGTACCGTCGCGCTTGATACCCGGTTCCGACTTTATCTGGATGAGTTTGGAGGCCATTACACGAAGGGGGTGACAGAGGCGAGGACGGTGAACGTGGAGGCTGCGGTTTTAATGACGGTGTAAGTGTAGACGTCGATACCGGAGGCGTTGCCCGCCGTAGGCACCGCGCTCTGCCACTTTATCGTGACGCCGACCGTTGTGCCGTCCACCTGCACGGCACTGTTGTAGTACGCGGTAGCCCCTTGAGTGACGAGGAAGGCCGCCGTAATACTCTCACCCGTCGCCATTGCCGTGTTCAGCGTCGTGCCGGAGGAGGCGCGCAGGTTCGTCGTCCAGTTAGCCGAGGCGTTGGTCGTGTAGTAGAGGACGCTCTGCGTTGTGATGTCGTAGTTAATGGTGCCCGTCGCCGCTATGGCACTGATCGTGGCTGTCTCTAGGGCGTTGACGAGCTTTGCCGCCAAGACACTGGTCGAGCCGGTGAACGTCTGCTTGCCCGTCCACGGGCTGGTCGCAGTGTAGTCCAGCGCAAGAGTAATAGAACCAGTACCGGGCGTGATTGATATGCCGCTGCCTGCCGTCAGCGACGCCTTGGTCAAGGTGTTGCCGGTGGTGTTGCCGATCAACAACTCGCCGTTCGTGTAGGAAGTTTGTCCGGTGCCTCCGTTCGCCGGGATCAGCGTCCCTGCGAGAGTGATCGAGCCGCTTGTGGTGATCGGCCCGCCCGAGGTCGTCAGGCCCGTCGTGCCGCCGCCGACACCGACGCTGGTGACCGTGCCGCCAGCGACGGGAGCCGATGACACCCACGCAGAGCCGGTAGACGTGAGTACGTTGCCGACGGTGCCGGAGGCCGTCAGGCCCGTTCCGCCTTGAGCAGCGGTAAAGGGGACGGTCAGGCCGATGGCCGTCTGCGCCGCCGCCGTAGTTGCCGCCGTGAAGACCGCGATGCCCACGGACGTGCCGCCGAGGTTTACACGCGCCCCTGACGCGGTCGTAGACCCAGTGCCGCCATCACTAACGGCTATTGGTACGGCGATGGAGGCGGTGTCGGCCTTGAGGACGCTCGTCCCGTCGCAGTAGTAGATGCCGCGCGATCCGCGCGTGACGGTGAGTGGCGCGGCCTGCGTAGACGTCCCAATGCTCAGCGTGAAGGAGCCGCCGGTCGTGTCGTTCGCGACCCAATACTGCTGCGTTGTCGCGGGCACGTAGACAATCATGTTGGCGGTGAGGACGCCGACAAACTGGTACGCGATGCGGTTAAGTTCTGCGCCGCTAAGCGTGTACGGCGACGTTTGACTGGTTATGCTGATCGACGTGTAGTCGAAGGCAAATACCGGGTCTTGCCCCAGTCCGATTGTCCAGAACGAGACGCCGTCAGTGACGACGGTGGCGCTGTCGGCGGGGCGTAGGACAAGGGTGGCCGCGCCGTTGATCAGGTCGCTGCCTGCGGCGGTAAGGGTCAGGTTTCCCGTGCCGTCGTTGCGCAGGGAGACGAACCAGTCATTGCCCGCCGTCGATGCGGCAGGCAGCGTGACCGTACCCAAGCCCCCGTCCCATACATACGCGCCCGCTCGGTCTGCCGCGCCGAACGTGTAGCTGGTGTTGAACACCGTAACCGGTTCCGACTGCGCCAACGTAGCGCCCTGCGCTACGAGACCGTACCCGGCCAGCGCGGCGGCTTGTGCGCTTGTCGTAGCCGCCCCGAACTGGAACGCGCGCCACGTTCCCGTCGTGGTGGTGTTGTCTGTCAGATACAGCTCCCACTGCGTGCCGCTGGGGATGCTGATGAGCGTGGTGCCGGTGTAGCTCTTCACCGTGAAGGTGGTGGCCGCGACGTTATTAAACAGGATGGTCTGGCCAACGCCCGCCTGCGTGGCGTTCGGCATGCTGATGGAAAACGCGCCGTTGGAGGTAACATCGAGGATGCGGGCGACGACGTTGTTGCCCGTGCTGGCCTCAAGGGGCCACTCCAGCGTGATGTTGGCGGTCAGCGTGAGCGCGAGATACGAGACGTCGGACGGGTAGATGGTGTTTCCGCCAAAAACCTGCGTGTAGGAATTAGGCATCTAGGCCTCCTTGCGAACGGCGGAGCGATCAAGAATTTTGGCGAGGTCTTCGCCGTTCAGCATAGCTGCCGCGCGGTCGTACATCTGCTGCCACACCGGGATACGCTCGTCGTTCTTGAGAAAGGGAGTGGCCTCCAGCAGCGTGGCGTACAGCAGTATCTGCGGCGCGTACTCGGTGAGCCAGTTTGTCTGGTTCTCCTCGTCCAGTAGGACGGGCAGCTCGTAGAACAGCACTTCGAAGGGGTAGGCGTCGTCCGGCGTCGGCACGACCAACCAGTTTCCGTAGTTGTAGTCCCCGTAGAACACCGGCTGCTCTTCTTGCGTAGCGTCGGGCCAGTACGTGCGCATGTACTCGTAGTCGCGGATGAACAGGAAAGTGCGGGTGTCGTTGGTGGTGCCCGTACCGATGTTGAAGCTGACGGTGTCGCGCCAACGATCCGGCTTCGGGTAGACCGACTGCCCCGCCGCCATGGTGCCCGTGACGACGTTGATAAAGCCTTGGATTTTAAGCTCGCGCGCGATGCGGCGCTCGGCCAAATTAATGAGGCGCGGGAGCTGCTCAAAGAACACGGGGTCTGCCGCAAAGCTATCGCCGCGCTCCAAGTAGCGCTGCACGTCGTCTTTCAGCGTTGTAAAAGTCGTAGTGGTGGCCATACAGCACCTTTTAGAGGGCTATTTGGACGCCGCAGCTCTGGTCTAAGCCTCGACCGTCAAACGCGATTTTGTAGCGCAATTAACGCAGGGTGTCACCTGCTAGGGCCGTCAACGCGCACTTACCGAAACTGAGCGGCCATAACGCATTGTTATCGCATGCCGCTGCGCAGGGTCGCACCCAGAAGCGCCGTGACAGCCAGTTGAGCTGCCTGCATGGCCGTGGCGTCGCCCGTGGCGTAGCTCGCGCCTGCGCCGAGGATCGACATAGCCGCCACGACGTAGGTCTTCTTACCGCGTAAAATACCAAACATAGCGTTCTCCTTTTAGGGTGTTTTACCCGCCTGTAGTTCGGCCAGCGTTAAGCCGCCCGTCCATTGGAAGTGTGGGTACTCCCGCATAGTGCGCCAGTTGCCTGCCCACTCAAGCCCCTGCGCCACGCCTAGAGCGCCCACCTTCTGCCAGAGTGTAGCATCTTCGCCCGTCGTACCCCAAACGGGCTTGCCGTTGCGCAGTGGCACGACATCGTAGGCCAGTCGGTAGTTGTGCATCGACTTACCGGGCCTAGCCTTGGTGACGACCCTGCCGGGGGTCGTACGTCCTTGGGCGTACAGCACAGCCTGCTCTTCGGGACTGCGATAGGTCGAGGTGATGATCAAAGAGATGCCCGCCTCCTCACACGCCGCCATGTGCGCACGGCACTTGGCCTGTAGGGTCGGATGCAGGTCTTCAATCTTCCGGCTCATGTCTGCGCCACCTGCCACGCTATAGCCCCCAGCGCGACGATGATGGACCCAGCCGCCGCCAGCAGGATGCTCTCCAACCGTCTGAGGCGAGCGTTAATACTGGCGTAGCGTTCGGCACACACCGCCTCGTGCGTGGATAGCTTACTGCCGACTTCGGTTGCTGTGGTCATGGAGTTTTAAGCCCTCTTGTGCTGGTTCCCCCACTAGAAACAGCAACCCAAGTTGTCAACGCGCCGACTTGCTTAGGGGAGGAGTAGTTAGTTAAGTTGCTGAGGCCAAGCTGACCAGATTGATTTCGCCCCCACGTCCACAGAGTGCCATCGGTCTTGATGGCAAACTGAGAAGTATTTCCACAAGAAAGAATAGACCAACTTGTCAATGCGCCAACTTGCACGGGTAATGAATAGTTAGTCAAGTTGCCAAGGCCAAGTTGGCCGTAAACACCTGACCCCCACGACCAGAGAGTGCCGTTTGTCTTAAGGGCTGACGCACCTGCACTATTTGACGACACTACAGACCAACCTGTCAATGCGCCAATTTGCTTGGGAGAACTGTAACTAGTTGTGTTGCCAAGGCCAAGGGCACCTGCAAAACCATAACCCCACGCCCACATCGTACCGTCTGTTTTTGTGGCAAACGTACGATTATTACTAGTAGAAACAGTAGCCCAATTTGTCAGTGCGCCAACTTGCACGGGTGAAGAGTAATTGGTTATATTGCCAAGGCCAAGAACACCGTTGGTGTTTATCCCCCATGCCCAAAGGGTGCCATTGGTCTTGATGGCAAACGTAGAGCAGGAGCCACCACTTGTCACCGTGGCCCAAGCTGTCAATGCGCCAACTTGTACAGGCGAGCTGTAAGTAGTTAGGTTGCCGAGGCCGAGCTGACCTTGGTCACTGCGCCCCCAAGCCCACAGTGTACCGTCCGTCTTAACGGCCAACGAAGAACGTCCTACGAGCGTTACCACAGCCCAATTTGTCAGAGCGCCGACTTGCTTGGGTGAGGAGTAACTGGTTGTGTTGCCGAGGCCAATGGCACCAAACTGGCCCAACCCCCACCCCCACAATGCGCCGTCTGCTTTGATAGCAATGGAGCGGTCTAGGTTTCCAGCTTTTACCACCTTCCAATCTGTCAGAGCGCCGACTTGCTTGGGTGATGAGTAGTTGGTTATGTTGCCAAGGCCAAGTTGACCGCTTGCACCGTTTCCCCAAGCCCATAAACCCTGCAAAGCACTAGCAGCCGCACCAAACAGCCCAAAGCCTCTGGCAGACGCTGCGCCTCTGGTGAAAATCGTGGGCATCTTACGGCACTGCGTCTAGGTTGCGGTGGGCCGCTGCAGCTTGGGTGGCGGTGATCATGGAGCAGCCCTTACGTGTAGATGCCTGCAGCAAAGAAGTCGCCCCCCGACGTAACAGACCACGTGGTCAGCGCGCCGACCTGCTTTGGCGAACTATAGCTGGTCAGGTTGCCGAGACCAAGTTTTCCGTAGGCATTGCTTCCCCACGACCACAACGTGCCGTCGGTCTTAATAGCTAACCCAAATTTGTATCCGCTTCCCGCTATCTTAGACCACGTCGTCAATGCGCCAATCTGCTTGGGGGAAGAGTAGTCGGTCGTGTTGCCGAGACCCAGCCGACCCGTAGAGCCCTGTCCCCACGCCCACAACGTGCCGTCTGTCTTGATGGCAAACGAGGCGTAGGCGTTTCCTCCCGACACCTTAGACCACGCTGTCAGTGCACCGACCTGCACGGGCGAGGAGTATGCCGTGGTGTTGCCAAGGCCGCACGAGCCCGAGAAGTTTGCCCCCCACGACCAGAGGGTGCCGTTGGTCTTGACGGCCAGTGCGTGGAAATTTCCGCCCGACACCGTAGCCCACGCTGTCAGTGCGCCAATCTGTTTGGGTGAGTTGTAAGTGGTTGTGTTGCCGAGGCCGAGTTTGCCGTAGGCGCCTTGCCCCCACGACCACAGTGTGCCGTCGGTCTTGACGGCTAACACAGCACCACCCATGTC